CCCCGATTCAATCTGGACTTTATTGTTTTGAGCTGGGTGTCAGACAACAGAGGCAATACTTGACGAGCCTTTTCTTTGCTGTAGCCATAGTATTCCTGGATGCTATCCAACACTTCAACCGTTTCGGATTTTAACCACTTGTTGTACCGCTTGCGTGGTCTAACGGTATTTATAAGAAAATCGAATTGGAGAAGTCGATCCAGGTGAGGGCGACTGTTCATTTCATTGGCATAGATCGCCGTGTCGGCACCGAAGCTCAGTCCGCGATTGATGATGTAGGGATTGTACTGTTTCTCACTCCACTCATCCACAATCAGTGGTTCCTTGCTGTGATGAATAGCGTTGATGAATTCAAAAGGACTGATGCTGGGTTTCTTCCAGACTTCTTCCTTCTGCGGGGCTTCAACTTCATAACCCAGTGCATTTTTCATTCTAAAAAATCCTCGGCTTCTTCGTCGGTCAGGGGTCGTTGTATGATGGTGAACAGCAAGGGCGTGCCGTCGGGTCCGCGGCGCAGCAAGAGCTGGCGAAGAAACTTTTCGCCCTGCCGTTGCCAGATCGGCGAATTGAGTATGGTAAAGCCACAATCATCGGCCAATTTTTTAATGTGATCGTTCATGTCAGCATCCTTAGCAAGCCCATGGTGTCGATGCTTACCAGCAGGAGGTAGTTAGCCAGCATGCCAAAAGATTTCCTAGTATAACTAGCCCAAGCGTAGATGCCACAACCAGTGATCCACACAGGATAAAGAACCAAGAGGGGAGGTGTTGGTACGGTAAGTGCCATTGTAACAGCACACCCAATACTAATGCCCCAAGCAAAAAGCTCGGCGATAAAGCGAATACGATGGCTATGATAGTCACGACGAATCCAATCAAAAATGTCACACAGAATGTTGTTCACAGATTTTGGGCCCAGTTGGGGCCTACATAATAGTCTAACACCTTTTCCATGCCAGTCAATAGATTTCTATAATAATCAATGTCGCGTTGTATGCCGTCGCTGCGATGTTCAATGCGCTCCAAACGACAAATATCGTCAATCATTGACCGATAATCACCCAACAAACGCGCGCGAAGCAACCCATCAAAAGTTTCATCATCAATATCAATCAGCATCATCTACTCCAAAGTGGGTTTTAATCATACAAATTTCTGCGTGAGCCGTCATGCGATGCAGGAACCCTGGCCGAAGATTGTATTCATTTTTAGCGATTAGATCGCAAATTCCGCAACAATGCGATTTCCGTAGCGTTGCAACACCATCTCATCCCAGCCATCCGGCGTGCCCTGACTGTACAAACCTTCTTCGTAGGCAATGTTTAACAGTGGCGTCATTTAAACTCGCAGGCTGCCATGATTTCTGTGAGGCATGCCACCAGGTTGATTTCCTGATCGGCCACAAAGGCTGACTTATATTGATAGTCGGCCAGCAGCAGAATCAACTGCGGAACCTGCTTGACATGATCTGTCAACTGTTCATAGAGACGACGGAAGATGGTCTGTGGATCGCTGTCCTGATTGTTCACTACCCAGCTGCGCATCTTCTTGAAGTCTTTTTCTCGCAGAGCTTCTATGAGCTCCTTCAAATTGACTTCCGACAAACTGCTCAGCACACCTTCGTCAATCACACCGCCACTGCTGTAGCGCTGCAGTTCATTGAGGATGCGTCGATAGTCTGGGAAAAAGCGTTCAACGAGTCGAGCCACACTCTTGGCATCGGCGGTAATACCTTCAGCTTCAAGTATCTCCATGGCGCGGCGATGAAACTGTGCAGCAATGCGAGGACGATCCGACTTGGCCATTTTAAATTCAATGACTGTGGTTCGACTATGCAGAGGCGCAATGATGCGGTGCTTGAAGTTGCAGGTAAAGATGAAACGACAATTTTTACTGAACTCTTCGATGAAGCCGCGTAGGGCTGGCTGGGTACTGTTGGGATTGAGATAGTCAGCCTCGTCGAGGATCACTACCTTGATCTTACCACTGAAACTAACCGAGCTCGCAAAGTTACGGATCTTGGTGCGCAGCATGTCAATGCCGCTTTCTTCAGATCCGTTGATGACAATGTAGTCACAACCTAGCTGTTCACACAGTGCGCGAGCCACTGTGGTCTTGCCCATGCCGGCGCCGCCGCACAACAGCATGTTGGGTATTTCATCCTTTTCAAGAAACTGATTGAATACTGCGCGCTGATCGTCGGGCAGAATGCAATCATCGATGCTGCGAGGACGATAGCGTTCTACCCAGAGAAATTCATCGGCCTTACTGTGCATTGTTGCTCCGCAGTTGATTTTTAGATACAAGTTCACTGACTTCGGCATCGTACTTGTGCTGAACTTCCAGCTGCATACCTATGGCTCGCAGCCAGGTATTGAGATTTTCGCGCAGGCCATTATGGTCGGCATTCTCAAAACTAACATCGACGTCCAGTTCAGTATTGCCGTTGTGTTCGTTGCTTTTTGTGTAGTGTAGACGAAATTGTGTGGACATATTATACCTCGCTCGCAGGTTCCAGAGCCAGCCAATAGGCCAGATCCTTGGTGGCATGCTTGAAGTGCAGGAACTTCAATTTACTGAGAGTGATGTGATAGGCATCGGGAATGAGCTTGAGTCGCTCCACCGGCAGGATGCAGTTAAAGGTATGTTCACTGGTGCCTACTGTGCGAGTATAGTTGTTGCTGTTGGGGGTGGTGCTATCACCCATGGTCAAGGTTACCTGACCCTGCACACTCTTGAGGATGACATTTTTTGCCGATGTGATGGCTGCTGCCTTGCTTAGCATTTCCACTTCAGCCTTGGTGATGTCAAACTCAAAATGCGGCTCCACAGGAATGTTCTTGCCGGCTTCGGGCGCCACAATCACAGTGGGTTCGGCATAGTAGTATTCAAACTTGCCGCCGTCTTTGCTCACCGTAAGGCTGCGATCGCCGAAGTCAATGTCCTGATCTTCCATCAGAGTAATCAGAGCCAGGAAGCTGTTGAGATCATAGATGTTGAACTCACGCGGAAAAGTTTCTGTAACAGTGGCTCGCACAAATACGTCCTTGCCGGGACTGATGGTGCTGATCAGCGATCCAGGATGGATGCGAACATTTTGGTTGATGGTGGCAAAGTTCTTTAGAACGTTGATGGTGTCAGTACTAAGTTTCATTGGTTTCACTCCTTGGGTGGGTTCGTTGAGTCATGCACATGCAGGGCTATCAATGCATAGTGTAGCACTTTCAGCAGATCCTGTCGATTGTTTCCGTCTTTTTTTCCGTAGCGTTGCGCATATTTCATGACATTGCCCAGAGCAAAGCCCATGCCGTGTCCGCTGTCGATGATGAATTCCGTGGCCTGAAATTTGTTCTGTGCATAGTGCTGTGTATAGGTACGATCAACATATTGCCGAAATTGAGCCAGCAGTTTGTCTTCGTTGAACTTATAGTTAGGTCGGAAAATATCTTCCTTGGGCAGATCTTTTTCGAGCTGACGCACAGTCTCACTCTTGATTTGCCGCACTGGTGTGGCATCTGCCAGATAATCATACTGTGAAGTATCGCCGACCTTCCAGCTATGTTCTCGTTCGTGCATGTTTACTCCTTGAATAAAAAAGGAGAGTGGCATCTAGCACACTCTCCAAGCCCCTGAGGAGGGTTAAAACGGAACTTCTTCGGTGGGGGCTGGAGTTACTGCCACTTCGGGCTTGGCTTCGTCCACCACCGGAGCATCAACCTTGCTGTAGAGATCCAGGAAGGCTGCCTTGGTCTCAGTGTCAAATCTATTGATGCAGAGCTCAATGGCCTTGTTGCGATCATTGAACATGGCAAAGGCCTTGGTGATGTGCAGCAGTCTGCGAGTGCTGATCAATTCATCCACGCCGCCTTCTTCAAAAGTTCGACGAATAATTTCTGCCCAGCTCACTAGTTTCTCAATAAAGTCTTCGTCCAGACAATTCAGTTCCTGCATCTTCAAAGTCAGGATCTTTTTCTCAATCTTGTTGCCAGGGAAATTCTGTTCCACGGTAATGGCAAAGCGTTCCAGAAATGCTTCGTCGATGATCTGAGCAGCAATGAAGCGACCATCGTCAGTGCCCTTGCCTTTGGTGTTGGCAGTGGCCACGATGTTGAAGCCCGGCGCCGGATGCACAATTTCACCGGTCTTCTTATTCATATAAGGCTTGCCTTCCATGATGGCCTGCAGGCACATCAGTTTATTGCTGCCGCGATCACATTCGTCGATCAACAGGATGGCACCGCGTTTCATGGCAGTCAATACTGGACCTTCGCGGTACACAATGTTGCCATCAATCAAGGTATTGCCGCCGATGAGATCATCTTCATCGGTTTCAATGCTGATGTTGACTCGGAGACATTCACGTTTGAGTTCTGCACAAACCTGTTCCACCATGGTGGTTTTGCCGTTGCCGCTGAGGCCGGTAATAAACACCGGATAGAAGATTTTACTGGCCAGGATCTTTTTAAGATCTCTATGGAAGCCAAAGGATACGTAGTTCTGATCTATGAGCGGTACTGTGTCGTCCAAGATCGTCTCCATTTTTTTCTGCCTCACCAAGGACACCACCTGCGCAGCCAGCGCCAGGGCAGGTTCTGCTACGGCTGTGGCAGCCGTATTTCTGGGCAGCAATGATTCAAGATCATACATGCCTCGACCAGACTTCAGTGCTGGACTGTCGATGATGAATCGGGGATAGGGCAGCGATTGACGATTGGCTTCTTCGATGATTTCGCCGCGGCTTACTGCGGTTCCAAACCCCGCAAATAGATGCTGTACAAAGGCTGCTTTCTGGGTTTCAGTCCACTTGCTCATAATAATTCCTCCTCAGGATTTAACTTACATATACCATTCTAACACCACGATGCTAGAAGTCAAGCCTTTTATGCCACCATGGCAATGAATTTACCCAGCAGTACGCGGCTGCTTTTCTTATTGTTCTGTAGCTTGGAAAAAGCTCGTTCGATGCTTCGCACCGAAGCGTTCTCCTCAACCTCAATTTCATTTTCGCTGACCGACAGACTTTGCCCACCTTTGACCAAATAGTGTTCGGCATAGCCCTGATCATGACTCACCACCATGCCGTGGCGACGCAGTTCGCTGCAGCGTTTGATTAAATCCGATTCAATTTCTGGGATGTCCTGTCGATCAAACAAAGCCTGGCGCACCACACTGCGACTTGATTCGGCCACAATATGAAAACCAATAATATTGGCACCAGTGATGTCCTGCACAAATCGAATTAAACCACGCGTGCCGTGACGATCATGTCGAGGTATCTGCACGCTCTTCTTGGTCTCCACATCAATGATGTTGACATTACTGTGCTTTGGATGCGCCATGGGGTGATAATTTACATAGCGCTCAGTGGTTTCTGTAACCGTGGCAATGCGCAGCGATGTGTCGCTTTGACCATCGGTCAGCACCACCATGTTGATGATTTCTGCGGCTGTGCGTTTTTTAAACCGACTATACACATCAGGCAACATCATGATGGCATCGTTCAGCGGTGTGCCATTGAGGCGCTCATTGTCAGGCAACCAACCAAGGAAGGTAGTGTCCTGTCGTTTCCAGCGTGGTCCACCGTTGCGGCCCCAGGCATTGTGCAGCATCACCATGTTGCTGATCTGTTGCTTAAATTCTGTGCTGCTCATGGTGTCGCTGAAATACTGACGCAGTTTGAAAAATTTATCACTAATCATCAAATCATCGGTGTGATATTTGGCAGTAATTCTGTCGTAACGATTGCAGATCACATCATAGTCTTCATGCCCCAGATTGGTGAAACCATAGACTTCAAATTTGATGTTGACTTTGCGACAGAACTGCACCAGCACCAGCATTTGTTCAATCACTGGACCCATGTTCTCGCTCATGCTGCCGCTCATGTCATACATCATGATCATGCCATGATTTTTACCATTGGGCAAGGCAGTGAATCGACGAAAAATATCTTCGCTGAGTTGGTAATTAAAAACTTTCTTCATGTCAATTTCACCGCTCTTGGCTATGCGAGCACGAGTTTGTTGCTGAGCCGAGCGGCGCATCTCAAACTGCTGCACCAGAAAGTTTACATAACGATCGTTCTTTTCACGGAAGTCACGCAGCACCTGCGCACGCTGTGCTTCTTGTTCCGGCAAAAACACAGAAATTTCCGACATGACCTGAGCATAGGGCTCAATGACTTCCCGACTATCCTGGCCACGGAAATAATAATTGCAGTACGGCAGACATGCAGTATCCAGCAGTTCGGTTTCTTTGCTGCGGAAGGCAGCGTCGGTCTCAGCCACCGGCTCTTCATCCTGAGTGTCTTCTTGTTCCGGGCCTGTGGGCATCTGCTCCGACATGCGTTCCTGAAGATCGTCATACTCTGCTTCTTCTTCGCCGTCTTCTTCGGTGAGTCGGCTGCGCAGATCGCCATACTGTTCGGCCATTTCTTCGGCTTCTTTTTTCTTTTCTTCGAGTTCTTGTTTGCAGTGATCAAACAGATCCTGAGCCAGCTGCTGCACATCTTCCCAGGTATCCAGTGCGTGCATGCGGTCAATCCACACTGTTTCTGAACCTTGGAAAGGTACACGCAGTTGACTGCCGACCTTGAAGTGCAGGTTCAGCCGATCAATGAGCAGCATTTCACCGAGGTCCTTGCCGGCCAGACCAAAAAAGTCGCGATCCAGCAGTTGCTGATAGGCAGCATAAAAACTTGGACGCAGTCCGGGAAATTTATTCTTGATGCGTTTTTCTATGCGAGCATCTTCTACAATGTTCAGGAAGCCCGCAAACGCTCGACTGCGACTATTTTTTGCAATGGCATCGTGCCATCCTTCGGCCGGAGTATACAGGGCATGGCCAACTTCATGACCCACCAGCAGGTCATATAACACACCATCCATGTCGTTCCACACCGGCAGGGTCAGTACTCGTCCCTGTGGTGAGAAACTGGCGGTGGCTACTTTGCGATGCTGGATAATTAGATCTTCGCTGGCCAGCAGTCGGGCTAATATGCTTTTACTTTGTTTCAGATCCATGACACCTCCTCAGGTAATACTACTATTCTAGCACCTTGATACATGCTGTCAAGCATCATTTCATGCAGGTTGCACGAGCCATCTTCCGCCAGTCGCCGCCCATCTGCATCAAAGCCATCAACTTAAGCAACATACGGATGCTCAATTCACGCAACCGGTCCTGATTTTCAATCACAAAATCCAAGATTTCGGTTTTCTTAGCATCGTCCAGCATCTGATTGTCCAGCACACCACCAGCCACAACCTGTTTTAATCGCACAATATAGTCACGTTTGGTCTTGATGCCTACGTCTAAATAGTGGCTGCGGCTAATCAGAGCCTGAAAGTGTGGAGCCAGTTTGCTGCCCTTGTCAATCAGATTATCGAAATCATAGTTGGTGATGAAGATGATTGAGCCTTCAAATTCAAAGTTGCGAGGCAAACGTTCGCCGTCTTCGTCTTCCATCTTGGTCTCGGTTAACCAGCTGAGTCGGCGCACTCTGGACATATCACAGGCAGCCTTGAGCAGGTTAAGACAAACATCGTCTAGGAATACACTGTCGGCATCGTCGAACACCACCACGCAGTCTTTGTGTCGGTTCTCATACAACATCTTATAAAGGCCGGTGGGGCGAACATAGCCCTTGACGAATGTGCAGAGCTTCTCATCTTCCATCTCATCCATGATCTGTGTCACGGTATGACTCTTACCTACACCAGCTGGACCGGATATGATCAGTGTCTTATTATAACCTTTGAAGGTGGCCATAGCCATGGTGTGCATGGCATCAAATTTATCACGAAGTCTGCTGGCAATGGTAGCTTCACTTTCTTCTTTTACCACAACCAAGGGCTGTGAAATAACAGCAGTGGCTAACCGTTTGGCTGTCATTCTAACACCGGACTTAGGGACTCCTCTGGGCATCTTGGCTCCTCATCTATCAATATAACTACCATTGTATAGGAACGATCCAAAATGTCAAGCCCCGCAGAAACCAAGCAGATCAATGGGTTTCACACGGGGTCTGCAGAGTTTACTAACGACACCACCAATCTTCGTGGGGGAATACGATCCATTCTTGTTCATGGTCGGCATGAATTTCTTCAGCCACAAAGGTAGCGTTAAACTTGCTGCTGGGTTTTTCCAAGAGCACAGCATATCTGACCCAGTGTGCAAGCTCGCGCTTGTTGTACATGGCATCAATGATCTGCAGAGTACGCCCAGTGTCGTTGATGTCATCCACCACCAGCACATCGTTGGCTGTAACCAGACTCTGTGCCACCACGACCTCGGCGCGTTTGTATGCTTCGCTGTTGGGATAATCTCGAGTGCTCAAAGGCAGAGCCAACATGGGTACTTGGAAATAATGACTTAGCATTACGCCAACTTCAAGGCCGCCACGCACCGGCGCCACAATTACTCCGGGGCGATAGTTTGCACAGGCCATCTGTTGAACAAGACTACCACAGTAGTTTTTGATGTCGTGATTGTTTATGAATCTTTTTTTAGTCATGATCTAGTGATGGCAATGATGCGGTCGATTTGTTTTTGAATAACTGGTGCGCGGTTAGGCCAATGTATGTAATCCTTGTCGGGATTTTTCATGAGGTTGTTCAACAAAGGCAAAATAAGATTTTCCACCTGCTGCAGTTTGTTGCGTGTTTCATCAACCTGAGCCTGAACCTCGCTGGGGTCAAAGTCTACGGCAGTGAATCCAAAATCAAAATCATCGTTGTTCATCGAGCGGCCACCCTGGAAAAGTTTTGGTGTTTTTCAAATTTAATTACTGAACGGAACTTATCAAACAGCTGATCGCCTTTGTGACTGATGACAAACACTCGAGTATCTTCACCCAGAGTATTAAGAACATTCATTAAATATTCCGTGGCGTTGTTGTCTAGACTGCTGTCAAATACTTCGTCAAGCAGCAACAAATTGGTGGCAGCCGAGTTCTTCATCTTGGCGATGGTGCGCCAGGTAAACAACAAAGCTAGGTCAATGCGTTGTTTTTCACCTTCGCTGAAGCTGGCATAGCTAAAGTCGTCGCGATGTCGACTACGGATGGTTTCATTGAAGGCTTCGTCAAGTTCAAAGCTCACAAAAAAGTCCATGGCGTTTAAATATTTATTCACTAGCTTGTTGATGATGGGCAAATATTGACGCACAATGCGAGTTTTAATACCAGTGTCTTTGAGCAAGCTGCTGGCTATGTCCTGATAGTAACGTTCTTCGTTGAGTGCGGTGCGCTCGTTGTTGGTGTTCACTACTTCGCGGGCCAGAGCACGCAGTCGGCTTTTTTCTTCGTCAATGTTGCTGTGATCGTTGTTGTGTGTTTTTAGTTCGGTTTCTAATTTTTGAATGTACTTTTGGTTGGCAATGATGGTGTTGTTGTGCGCAATAATTTCTTTATTGTGGCGAGCTATGGTATCACTGATTTCATGAATTGCATCAAGACGTTGTTGCACAGTTTCGATGTTGTCTGCAAGATCGTTCAAGGCAGTTTCAATTTCTGCCATCTTGACATTCTGTGAGGCTACGGCATTTTCTTTCAAATCATGCGGCAGACCCTGCTGACAGGTTGGGCAGGTATCGTTGTCATGATAAAAGGCAATTTCAGTTTGTGCCTTGCTGATGCGTTCAGTGAGTTTGCGTTGCAGTTCGCTTAATTTGCGCGCCTTGGATATCTGACTGTCTTCATCGGAAATTTCTGCGCGTAGTTTGGCTATGTGCAGATCCAGCGTCACTGTGTCTGCAGTGCTGCTTTGCATTTCGTTGTTGGCCAGGGCAATCTGCTGTTCAATTTCTTCACGGCGTTTTTCTGCGTCGCCCACCAGCGTCTTGATGTAGTCGTCCTGCAGACGCACCTTTTCTTTCTGCACCTCAATGTCGGCTTCGATGCTGCGAATGCTGTCCTTGAGTGCGTTGGCGCGTTCTTTGAGCAGGGTATTCATGGTGCTGAAAATGCGAATGTCCAGCAGATCTTCGATGATTTCTCGACGATGACTGGGCGGCAGCTGCATGAATGGTGTGAAGCTCGCACTGCCTAAAATTACAATCTGAGTAAAACTCTTGTAGTTTAATTTCAGAATATGTTCTTCGAGATAGCGCTGAAAGTCTCGACTGTCGGCTTCTTGATTAATTAAATTGCCATCCACATAGATCAGAAAGATCGCGGGCTTGATGCCTCGCACTATGCGATAGTTTCGTCTTCCGATGTCAAACTCAACCTCCACGCGAGCCTGTTTACCATTGATGCTGTTCACAAGCTGTGGTTTACTGATGTTGCGGAATGCCTTGTTGAACAGGGCAAAGCAGATGGCATCCAAGATGGTGCTTTTGCCGGCACCATTCTCACCCACAATTAAGGTTGTGGTGCTGCGATCCAGCTGAATTTCTGTTCCGGCATTGCCAGTGCTTAAAAAATTACTCCAGCCTATCTTTTTAAAATTAATCATCCTGATTTTGGGCTTCTACGTAGAGTTCTTTTAATAAGGATTTGATGCGATCCTTGCTGGCATCGGTTTCGGTGCTGTCCACAAAGGTATTGAGCAGACTCAGCGTATCTTCTAGATCTAAATTTTCATCGTCCAAGGCATCGGCCTCAAACTCAGAAAAGTCTTCGATGATTTTTAATTCTAACAGACCTGCACGATAAAGTCTATCGACGAATGCATCGAATTTTGCAAAGTCAGTTTTGTTGACCACCACCAGCTTAATATTCTTTTCTGCAAAGTCACCAACATCAATACCATCGGGATCGAACTTGGTGTCGTCATATAAAAACTTTTCAAACATCGTATAGGGATTGGCAACGAAAGTCAATTCCTGAGTACTGGTGTCTAAGATATGAAAGCCACGTGGATCATCGAAGTCATTCCAGGTCATCTCATAGGGATTGCCGAGATACTGGATGTTGCCTTTGCGACTGCGATGATGAAAATGTCCAGAACACACTAAATCAAATTTGTCAAAGATTTTCGGATCCATGCCATCTTCACTTTGTTGTCCTCGGTGCATGACAAATCCAGCCAACTCCAAATGACCCATGAGCACCGGAGCGGTGCTGCTCTTGACTGCCTCCATGCACTCAGCATAGTTGTCGGCACAGATCCAGGGCAACATCAGAATGTTGAAGTTATCCAACTCCAGTGTATTGGGGCTGTCATAGGTAATGATGTTGGAATAATCACTGAGCAGCAAATCCGGACTGTTTACTTCGTTGGTGTTCTTGAAGTAGGTGTCGTGATTGCCGGTGAGCATATGCACAACTATGCCATTTTCTTCTAGACGATCAAAGAAATAGTTTCTGCAGTTTTTTAAAATATTGAAGTTAATATACTTACGACGGTCAAAACAATCGCCAAGGTGAATGACAGTAGTAATATGTTGTTGTGTAAGAGTCGGAAAAAAGACATCATGGTAAAATTTCCTGAAGAAGTTATCAAAGGGCAGACTATCCGATCTAGCACCAAAGTGCGTATCGGTAATTAATGCTATTTTCATAAATTGTTTTTGAGTTTTTCAATTTTTTCTTTGAGAACTAATTTTTCCTTTTTCATTTTGCCCATGTCGGCATCATTAAGATAGTTGCTGTACCCCCAGGCAATGTTGTATTCCAACTCAGTGTGTCGTTGCTGTAGTTGTTCAAGTGTTTCCAATGGACTGTGTTTTTCATCGATCATAGATTCTCTCTCCCTCATAGGTAGCACTGTTGGCATTGTGTTCAAATACTTCTACGCTGCGTAGTCCGACATTCACGCCCACTGGATAGCGTGCTTTGTATTCGCGTCCGGTATCCGGACAAGTCCAGTTTTCACCCCGTTTAAATGTTTGCAGGATTTGATTCATTTTTTCATAGCACATCTCAGCAAATTTTTCACAACCTACTGCCTCCACCAGACGCAGATCCAATACACCACCTTTGTCATTCAGTCCTAGCTCGGCCAGTTTGAGGAACTTGTCTAGATGCGGATCATCCTTGGCCATGATCAGAGTATGATCAAACATCCATTCACTCCACTCCTTGAATGCCTTGAGGCCGCCAAAGTCCATGACCCAATTACGATCATCCAGAGTTGCACTTTCAAAGATTAGTTTGATGCCAATGCTATAACCATGCAACAGACTGCAATGACTGTGGGTGCTGCGCCACTGACGAAAACAGCAGCTCAGGCCACGATCATTGCCATAGGTTTTTGTGCTCAGATACATTTGTTCTCCTTGCTACTTTATATTATTGTATATTGTCTGTGGTGCAGAGTCAATAGCCATGCCGGCTTGTTTGATTTGTTCCCCACGAGTTTTTTCTATGTTGTAGACTCGTTGCCGAAGTTCGGTGGTGGAAAAACTATGTTGTCGATCATTGAAATAAAAGTCAATGCCTTTGTTTAAACATTCAGTCTTGCCAGTGAACTCTTTGTTTTCATATTCAACACCCAGAATGCGCACATTGATGGAATAGGTCAAAAAGATATCAATCAACTCTTTTTCTGTGGCATACACCACAATCTCATCCACATACTTGCAGGCATCGAGTTGCACAAATCTTTCAAACACACTTTGTATGGGTTTATTCTTTTCTATGGGTCGATCTATGGTGGGATCGGTCTGCAGACCCACAATCAAATAGTCGCATTGCCGTTTGGCTTCCTTGAGCATGGTGACATGCCCGGCATGAAACAAATCAAAAGTTGAACAGGTAAATCCTATCTTCATTGTTAGACTTCTTTCCGGATTCGCATGATGTCGGCATGCACCATTGATCGGCAAAGTTCTTCTAAATCAGTTTTGCTTTCCCAACCAAGTTTAGCCTTGGCATAGCTGGGATCACCGATCAGCAGTTCTACTTCGGCTGGGCGGTAAAACTGTGGATTGACTCGCACCAAAACACGCCCGCGGCCAACTTCATAGGCCACTTCATTTTCACCCTGGCCATCAAAGGCAATGTCGATGTCGGCAGCAGCAAAGGCCATTTTAACAAAGTCTCTCACAGTTTCTGCGCGACCCGTACTGAGCACAAAGGTATCGGCTTCGTCTTGCTGCATCATCATCCACATACCTTCGACATAATCTTTGGCATGCCCCCAGTCACGTTTAGCATTCATGTTGCCAAGTTCAATGTGATCCTGCAGGCCATGTTTGATGCGCGCCACGGCATCGCTGATTTTACGAGTCACAAACTCCTTGCCACGCAGTGGTGATTCATGATTGAACAATATGCCGGCACATGCAAAAATATCGTAACTTTCACGATAATTGATGGTCATCCAGTGTGCCATTAACTTGGCCACACCATAGGGTGAGCGAGGATAGAACGGAGTATTTTCGCTCTGTGGTATGGTTTGAACTTTGCCAAACATCTCTGAAGTGGATGCCTGATAATATTTAATTTTCGGATTCACCATGCGGATTGCTTCAAGAAGATGCAGTGGACCCATGCCATTGATTTCCGCAGTAGTCAATGGCTGTTCAAAACTCAGGCCAACAAAACTCTGCGCTGCCAGATTGTATATTTCATCGGGTACGGCATTTTGAATAAGGCGCAGTATGCTGCTAAAGTCGGTCAAATCGTAACCTACAAGTTGCAGTCGTTCATGATTTTCGATGCCAAGATCTTTGATGCGCCAAAAGTTTGGCGCGCTGGTGTGTCGGTATGCACCAAATACCTGATACCCCTTGTCTAATAGAAGTTTAGCAAGATAGGCACCATCTTGGCCAGTAACACCTGTGACAATTGCTCGACGCATGTCATTCCTCCATGATTAAAAACTTATTATAGAATATCAGCGTTTATTTGTCAATAAAGCTGTGAATGTCTTTGAACATTTTGTCGCCGCTGAAGAAGGTAGATTGAATTCGATCCAACTGAGTTTCGAGATGAATACGATAGTTGTCATAGTTTTCAACAAAGTCAATGATGCGATTGGCCAGCGCAGGCTTGGCTATGGCAAAATTGCTGTAGAAGTCTTCATCCACTTCATACTTGAACGGTGCATCGTAGATTTCTTTATAAGAAAGTTTATTGGGTACAATGGGCAGACATCCTGCACTCATGGCCTCAAAAGTTCCGATGCCGAGATTTTCATGCTTGTTGGCAGAGAATATTACCTTGCAGGATTTTAGAAATTCATAGTATTGGTCTTTGCTGAAATTCTGTTCTTGAGTTTTAACAAATTGAATTTCGGGATGTGTGCGTTGTACTTCGTCTCGAAGTTCATCGAAGATCCAGGGAGCCTTGTCGTAATTTAACCGATGTGGAAAAACAACAATGTCTTTTTTTGGTTGCGTGTTGCGAAGATTTTTAATCCATTCCAAAGGATATACTCCGGGACTGAAGCATCTTTGTTCTTTGGATTCTACATTTCTTAAATCCAGAGTTTTAAGAAAAAGATTTAAATTATGCTGTGTGCCAAAAAAGTTTTGATCCAACGCATAGTACATGCTAACTTCCATGGATCGAGCCCAGTTCTTATTCTCAATGGTGGCACCAAGAATGTCTGTGGGATCATACCAGCCTGCATGCCAAATACCACCCATGTAGACTTTGATGCCAGTGAGCTCGCTCATGTATTTTACAAAGTGTACGGTCTGATTCCAGGCATCAGTGAACAGAAAATAATCGCCTTTTTTCACTGTACCGTCGCCAAACATCTTTGCTATTTTAGTAGCCTGGCTGGCCTTGTATTCACAGGTCCCGGCAAAATTAAAAAATGCGCCGGTCTGTGGAGCATCATATCCCTCGGCTTCACCGCTGATGTTCTGCACGTTAAAAACATCACCAAGATGTCCTTCAGCGATGTGCGGAAAATAGGTTTGCCATTGTTTGGTGTAACGATTATCCAATGGCTCAATATCAACAATATAAAGTGTTCTCATCGGCGTTCAATGTCCTCTTCAATGCAGCTATCGCCGTATTGAATTTCAATCATCTTCAAAGGTTGGTCAGTGTCGTTGCACAGCTGATGCCATTGTGTGCGAGGTATGTGCACATATTCATGCTTATTATATATGCCCACAAGGTCCACGTCAGTAGATTTTTCATCAATGGTTAATACAGTGGCAGTACCGTCGGCCACAAACCAATGTTCGGCTCGTTGTTGATGTTTCTGCATGCTGAGTCGATGGCCAGGCTCCACAGTCAATTCCTTGACCTTGGTCTGGTCGCCAACTGTATGCAATACTCGATAATAGCCCCAGGGACGTTCTGTCTTTGGAGCTTTCCATTCCTGTAAAATCCAACTGCTGCTGTTCTTTTTATGTTCGCCACCCACACCAAATCTAAAACTTAGATTGGGATCAACATGATTTTGTTCATTGATGTTTCCTTCAACTCTGTCACCGCCGTTGGCAAAAACAATTTCTACTGTGGGATCAGGAAACAGTTCACGGACTCGATCAATGGCATGACATGCCGTACCATCATCATCGTTAAATTCTATGACGCCATCCACACCGCGCAGATGTCGAATAATTTCTGCACGTTCTTCCCAGGGCATGAACTCCCGACCCTTTTTACGACAAAGCCAGGCATCACTGTTTAAACCCACAATCAATCCATCACCAAGTTTGGCAGCATAATCCATGTAGGTAATATGTCCACTGTGTATAGGATCAAATCCACCGGTGACTAATACTATTTTTTTAATTTCTTTTTCGCTCATAATGCTGGCCTCGCCCAATATTGTAAAATTGCTCCGTTTTCTCCGTCCTCAGATACTTCCACCACCATGTCGCGTCCTGGATATCGGTCCGCAGTTTTTTCAATTAATTCTTCGGCAATCATCTCGCAGGACTTGTAGTGAAGCTGCAGTATATTTTGTTGGCTCGAATACAATCCTTCAAGCCAGCGTTTGAACTGGATGAATTCGATGTCGCGGTCGTTGTGTTCGACATTGATACGCACCCTAAAATGAAAAATATGACGGTGAGGGTGAGCAAGGAACGATACATCATATTCATCTCCAGTGGCTAGGTTGGGATCAGTAGCGGCTGCAGGATACTTATGTATACCTTCGCGCTGAAAAGTTACTTCAATCCATCGGCGTATCATCATACAAACAATCCTTCCAAGGTGTTGAGTTCGGTATATTCCAGCACAGGTTGTGTGTCCATGTAGGGCCCAACATGTCGCAGCCAGTGATCAAAATCTGTGGCTGTCTGTACTGAGTATAAACTATCAAAGGCATTCTTGTCAAGTCCTTTGGCAAACTTCATTACGGCTTCGCGACTTTGACTTACTCGGTTTACCTGTTCAATAAAGTTCTTGATGCAACTGGCAACATAGACAACATAGGTCTGCAGGCTGTTATCTATACTACCATGCTTGGCTTCGTATTTACGACTGCTGAGATTCAAACATTCATAGAAAGTGTCTACATCCAGTTCATAGAATGGATAGTTGCGTTTGATGTCTTCCAGCACAATGCGATAACTGTCGTCAAAGGCTCGAGTAAAAGTATAGGTGGTGTCATTCATGTAGTAACGACCTTGAACCACACCACTGGTATGAGTAGTTGAGTCGTAGCTCATTTCTACATTATCATATACTCCGTTCTGCATCATAATAATCTGTGGCAGCATACGATACACTGAGCCCACCCCCAATAAGTGCAGATGTCGACTTTCCAAGTCTACAGGAAGCTGTGAATAATAAAAGGCTCGTTTGATGTCTTCTAAACTGCCTTTGCCCAGAGCTGCTGCTCCCATGGCTATGCCGCCGATCTTTCGAACATGATCCGGCGTTAATTCATCTACAATATACTCCACCCACTTCATATAAGAGTCATAGTCGTTGCCTTGAGCAATCAACATGGGTCGAGCCGCACTGCCCTTTTCCTGAAAATAATCTATCTGTCGTCGAAGATTTCTTCCTGTTTCTCTGGCACAGCGTTCAAGATCGCTGCGATCAAACCGCCGATTACTAAGGTCAAGCCGTTCACTACGTCCACTATCCAGAGTGCGCACAGGTATGACATCAAAACACATGGCAATAGTAGAATTTTTAGCTTGACTGGCATAGACATCTTCTTTAAGTTCATTGGTAATGGTTTTACCCAATGTGATCATCTGCAGTCCGCCGCTGTCGGCATGAATGCTGTGTACGTGTGGTCTGTAGTGTTCACCCATCCATTCGCCGATGCGTTTTTCCACAAAGGCATTGTACAACAGGCTTACACGATGGTTATTGGTGTTGTTCAAGGCACCAAAGGTACGACAGAACCAATCCATGTTCTGCGGACTGAGACTTTCTTGGTACATCAATTTAACATAACTGCTGCCGCTGGCAACGTATTCAAACATATCAACTTCCTAGAATTTTCTGCAGATGTTTGGTCTGAGTAAGTGCATCATCTAAAGCATTATGATATACTCCCTCGCGTTTGTCAATGGGAATCTTCACAAGGTTATTCATTGTGCGATAACAACGATCTTCCCAGGGTAACCAAGGTCGTTTTCTGTCCAAGGCTCGATAGGCATTTTCCATGATGACATTATCAAAGCTCGCACCATTGCCCCAGGTAGGTAAACTCTTTGATCCATACCAGGCTTCAAAATTGGTCAGAGCTTCTTCCAGGGGAAGATTATCTTTGAGCAAGGCATCACGCGCTTCCTTGCTTTGTTTGCTCCACCATTCCAGCGTAGACTTTTCAAAATGCAGACCAGCAGCCTTGCAGGTAGCTGGATCTACGGTGCAGTAAAATTTATCAATGATTTCATTGCCTTCGAATTTTACTGCGCCAATGCTGGCTATGGCAGCATTGCTTCTGGTGCTATAGGTTTCCAGGTCAATCATTACATTGATCATTTTTCTACTCCGTGCAATCTTAATAATCTAACTTGCTCATCGGGGGTGACACACAATCGAGCAGCAACCGAGGTACGACCAGACTCTGCCATGCGCATGGTGGTGCATTCTACAAACCGATTGGCAAGCAGATATTGCACCAGCTCAGTGACGAGCCGGCGTTTTATTTCATCGCGAAATGTTTGGTCAGATCCAAACTTCATAAGGTCGATATCTGGTAGGTCAAATCGCGCCTGCACTATTTTACCACCAATGGCTAGGTCTGTGGTTTTTATGTGATTTAATTGATGTGTTGGATCATAGATATCATCCAGCCAGGGGTCAGTTAGTATTGCCATCTTCAGCCATGGGTCGGTATTTAATTGCGCCTTGCTGCAGCAGTTCGCTGAGTACCATTTCCACAGAACCGCCGTGTCGATTGGCATGCATGCGAAATGCCTTGCCAATGCCATAGTGATCTGCTAGTTTTTTATCCCAGCGTTTTTCGGTGCGCATTTTGTTCATGGCTCGCCGTTGTGCACGGTTAGGCCGAAAATTCTTAGCGGCCTCGTCCTGTTGAGCTTCATTTTTAGGATTGGGGTCTTGATCCACCGCAATCAAATTGGCTCGGTCCATCATACCAGAAAGTAATTTGTTCACAGCAATCTCCTTATTTCATTTTAGCAACGATGTCGTAGAATTCTTTTTTCAGACTCTTGTCGCTTTGGAATATACCGCGCATGATGGCAGTAGTCATATCGCTCTCATGTTCTTTGACACCGCGATGAGTCATGCAATGATGTTCGGCCTGAATCAAAATAGCCACACCTTCGGCCTGCGTTTCGGCTTCCACAGCATCCGCAATCTGCACAGTCATTTCTTCCTGGATTTGAGGACGGCTGGCAATCCAATCCGCAAGGCGATTGAACTTACTAAGTCCAATGACGTTTTTTCCAGGATAGACTCCGATATAGGCACGCCCCACAATATTTTGGAGGTGATGAGCACACGTAGAACGTATTGTGATGGGTCCGGTGACGTAGAGTTGGTCGTATTGTGTGACATTGGGAAAGGCAGTAATTTTTGGTGCAGCTCGATATCGTCCTCCGAAGGTTTCCTGCACAAACATCTTGGCTACTCGGTGTGCAGTGTCCTGCGTATTATGGTCGTTATCAGTATCAATAATCAGGCTTTGTAGCACAGCCTCCATCTTTTTTGCTACTTCTTCGGTTAATTTATCCAACTCACGGGGATGTTCGATGAATTCACTGATGTTGTCGTTGCTAAAAAATCTTTTTCCGCTGGCTTGGATGCGCTGACGGATTTTATCGGACATTGCCATTGTTGCTCCTTTTGAACATATTACGTAGTATTGTAGTGTATTTTTTAATGTATGTCAATATATTTTGTTTTTTTCGCAGAGTCCAGCTACCATCATGATTGTTGATCCATTCCAAAGTATCTCCGACCTGCCAATCCAATCCTTTGAGCACTTCATCATTCAACGGCAAAACATAGTCGCCGCTTTCATTATCATATTCAACAGTAACGGTCCAGCGTTTATTTACCAATGACGTTTCCAAAGACATAGCAATGATTCCTCGTAGACACCATGTAGCCGCGCTGCATGGCTTCAACAGCAATATTCGCAACCATGGCATCTTCCTGCGCATCCTTGGTTGCACCCACGGGCATGACCCAAATATCCGGACTGTAAAAACCAGCTTGACCGAACATGCGTTGAATGCGATCTGCATGCCCATCCAGTTCAGACCAACATTCTGTGCTGCCATTACAAACAAACTTTAAAATCGATGTGCTAAAGGTTTTGGTGGAATATTCAAAAATAACATCGTCTTTGACTGCATCTTTTTCGCCAGCCACGGTCCAAAGTTTAGGACTCATGGCCCAGTGCCAACGACTGCCGCCGTCCTGCGGAAATTCTTCGTTGATGAATTCCTGCAATTCGTCAGTCAGTGGGCGTGTGGCATTGGTTTCTACTGTGACTGTGCGAGGAAGATTTCCTCGAGCCTTGAGTTCCTGCAATATAGCCAACATGGCTTTTTGCCACATCATGGGCTCACCGCCAGTAAAACAAAGTTGTGCATCCTGTCCAGTTACGGGATGCACCCATTCGCCATGGGGATTGGTTTTATGCCGTAGCTGATCTGTCAGCAGATCGCAGACTCTGGCAGCATCAGCATCGTGTGCTAGATTTTTATACTTGGCACTCCAGCTGTAGCTTGAATCGCAGCCATGATCCCACACCGGCAAATCTTCGATGCGGTTTACAGTGCTAACATCAAAACTGGCATAGGGCAGAACATAGGTTTCGGGATTGGTGGGGTCCTTCTGACCAAAGCCATTGCATTCCAGGTTACAACCAAAGAAACGCAGCCAAACACTGGGTTTGCCAGCGAGCTCTGCTTCGCCTTGAAAACTATAAAAAATTTCAGAATATCGTATCTTTTTTGACATATTCACCTCATATAAAGCCTAATTATATTAGTTTTTATCCTGTTTGTCAATATCTTCTTGAAACTCCAACTGCGCAACATCTTCGGGGGTTTGTTGAACTTTGACGGGCAAACTGACTACACGAGCATAGTCGTAGCCATCCATTTGATTTTTTAAATAGTCGATGAATTGATTTTGGAAATCGCCGTTGTCATGTTCTTGCGTAATGATTTCGTTGAGGTCCAACTGATCAATGTATCGATACTTGGTTTCCAGCTGTTTCTTTTCACGCTGGATGCGTCGCACAAAGGCATAGAATGTAATCTGAGTAAAATACGCAAAAGGATTTTTACTCTTAGCCGGATCGAAATTGCTGACTACACTCAGACAATTTTCAATGGCATCACTGATCATTTCATCTTTGAAACTATAATTGATGAAGTTCGATTTATAACTCAAGTGTCGAGCGATTTTAATGAAACACTCGCCGATGTATTCCGGTACCTGTGGTCGTTGTTCACCGTTCTGCGCTGCTGCTTCGACACTGGTTCGATAGGCAATCAGGGCTGCCAGAAATTCCTGATTATTGATGTAATGATTTCCCTGCTTCACGGCTTCCATGTTATGCTCACTTTCGATACTGTTATTGACTTCTATTGACACACCACCTATAATCACGGTGTGGTTAGTTAATGCAATGTATTCGGATCCAGTTCACCAAGCATTATTATTTCCTCTTCCATCTCTTCCATCTCTTCTCCCTCATTGTAATCCAATTCAGTTTCTTCCATGTCGTTGCTGATGTACTGTTCATAACTGGCAATTGCTCTTGCATCCATGTCGGCAATGGTTATGATGCTTCGCACAGCCAATGGGTAATGTTCGTCATGTGTGATGGGTACCCAGGGTTGCATGCCCACTACTTCATTTAATTTACCATCCTCGAGAAACCGAAAACTATAAAACGCCACGGGATGTTGAATATCTATGTAGCGAGATTCGTTTAAATATTTGCTGGTGATTTCCTGCTCAGTTTTAAAGGCCAATAACTCACCGGTGGTTAATTTTGCGGCCTTGTAATAAATATTCATTGCATGTTCACCTTTATGAGTTTATAGTCGAAATGCTCTTCGTTGTAGATACGAATGCGTTCCGCTAAATGCAGCAATGTAAAATTTCTATGAGTTTTGTAGCTAAGGTCATCACCAACATCATAGAGATTGCACTGTCGTTTATCTTCGCTGGTTCGAAGCCCACGACCTATGCTCTGAAGATTGCGAATACGACTTTTGCTTGGACTTGCAAATATAATATTATGCAGTCTACGTATATTTATCCCCGTTGAAAATGTACCGTAGCTGGCCACAATTATGGCATTGTCTTCTTTTTCTGTGATGGCTCGGATGGCTTCGCGATCCGCAGTCTCAGTACCGCCATGCACTAAAAATATTTTTCTGCCTTCGGCTGCCTTGGCTTGAATCATTTCATGCAGAGGTATGCCATGCTTTTCCACAAACTGAAACAGCACCAGAGTATTGCCTTCCTGTGCCAAGGCAAGGTTGCGCACAAAGCGATTGCGTCCCGGATGAGTAACCAACCAGTCCATTTCTTCCTGATAGGTCAATTGACGCAGATCCTTGCACACTGAATCTGGATACTTCAAAGTCAGGCACTGTATTTTTAGATCAGTCAAAGTCTGATTTTTAATCAGCTGTTTGGTGGTGGTGACCTTGTACACAGCACCAAAGATTCCCTCCAACACCAACCGATGTGTTTTCAATCCATCCAATGTACCAGTGGTGCCGATGCGATATGCGCACTGTGGCATTTTATTTAGTATGCCGGTCAAACTGTTGGCTTTGAACCCGTGAGCTTCATCACCAAATACAACATCAAATTTAGCAAAATACTGTTTGGGTAATTTATACAAACTTTGCCAAGTGCTGATGATTACCTCATAGTCAGCATCACGATCACGTCCAGCATAAACTCGATGTATGTGGTCACTGACTCGAAAACCATTGGCCGAACTATAGTCCTGAAAGTCAGTGTACAATTGCTCCACCAACGATGTTGTGGGTACAATGATCAAAATGCGACGATTTTGTTCTAAATGGTAGCGCATCAAAGTATAAATGATCATGCTTTTGCCTGAACCCGTGGGACTTAGCAATAAACATCGATGCTGATGTACGCCGTGATTAACCGCATCCAATTGATAGTCGCGAATTTCCAAGGGTTGTCCGCGCGCATGGAGATTCAAAGCCTCCACATATTCTCTGACATCAAAGTAAGGTTGCGGCAAAGGCTGTTGTTCGTCGGCTACGGTGTAGTTGTTTTTTGCGGCAAATTCCTTGACATAGGGTATGAGTCCTACGTAGAGTTCACGGCTAAACAAATTATAAAGTCTAACCTTGCCATCCCAAAGTTTAGCTCGGTACTGCGGCATGAAACGCGCATTGGGCATTTCATAGGTAAAAAAGTCATTGAGTTCCTGCATCACACCCACATCGGCGCTTTCTACTATGCAGTAAACTTGATTTTTGCTTTTAATTACGAGATCGGTCATTACACGCCATTGGTAAATTTGTGCCACTCAATGCTGGACTTGATGTCCCAGGTTCTGCTGCTGATGCTTTTGAGTATGCTTTCCAGTTGAAAATACACGGTGCGAAGATATTCTACTTTGTCGGATCGTTGAATAAGATCTTCGTCAGTGCTGAGAAATTCATCCATTTCATTTTTTATGGGCTTGACTCCCTGATATTGCTCCCAGCCTAATTCGGTTAATTCTTCGCGAGTAAGTTCGCCTCGAAAATATCGATATTTGGTGCGACGCAACCGAGCCAAATCGCTTTCGGATTTACGCAGTTGCAGTCGACTGGTGGTTAAAAGGTTGAGATATTTGCTGTGCAGCACTGGTACGTTGGCGCTGGCTCGACCCAAATTGGTTTCGTCGATGCGACAGTCCTGGGCCCACATTTCTTGAATTTCGGTCAATTTCATGATATATCTCCATTTCAGATACCATAATTATAATGGATATCCGATCAAGAGTCAATGTTACAATGTATTTACTGTGAATCGAGAATATCGGAAGTTGGCTATGCCGATGAAATATTCCATGCCCGCTGATGTAATATCGAAGTCTAAACCCTCCAGACTGGTGGGAAATGCGTCTTTGAATTCCAAACTAATAGTGGGATTGTTGTTGCTGTCCAACACCAGCAATGTGGCATCACTGAATACACCGGGATATGGATCACGGCCATTGATGTTGTAGAGATTGCGTTGCTGTAAAACTCTGGCCCATTGCGCGCCACTTTCTGGTGTGCCCAATCCCACCATCCAATCGTAGAGTTCTTTATAATTACTCATGTCTTCGTTGATTAGAAATCTAATGGTGAAATCACCAAAACTTAATTTATCGCCTGGATGTGGCACATCCGCAAATCTAGTATTTTGCACTGCTACTCCAAGTCCCAAAGCCGGCAGATTTGCACTCTGACACGTATAGGTAACATTGGGTAATTTTGCAACCAAGAATTTAAAACTATTGGGTTTTAAATAATTGACTGATGTTGGTGTAGTTTTATCAACTACGTTGCTGGTTAGGGTGACGTTGGTGGCCATGATGTCCTCGCGCAATAATCACTATTTATCATAGTAAAAAAGAGGACCCGAAGGTCCTCTTTAAAGTGCTCTCTTATAACTGGGAGCTTACTAACTCTTACATCAGGTTTGTGACCTTGACGCGACGATAGTAGGTGTTGTTGTTTGCTGACAGACTTGTAAATGGATTTGCTACTAAACCATAGCGAGTCTTGAAGCCGACCTTTGGTTGGAAGGTGCTTGGGTCAACAGCGCGCACCATCTGCAGCGGCACATATGGGCAATAGAACATACCAGCATCATATGGGTTTGTGCCTTTGTAGCCGACAACATAGAACTGGTTGGCGGTGTTGAGGTTAGCCGAATATGGGTCGATGTAGACCTTGATCTTACCGTTGAGCACGCCGGCAAAGGTATTGCCAGTGTCATCAACGTTGAGGCTGGTGCTCAGTGCTGGAGTGTAGTCCAGGATACCGGCCATGCTCAGTGCACTTGCAACGTCTGCGGAGCAGATGATGAAGTTACCTTTGCCACGACGTGTTTGCTGAGCAATGTTGTTGGCATCACGTTCGATTTGGAACAGCAAGCCTTTGAAACGCTCAACGCTCCAACGGCCATTTGCGTCCACATCCAGATCGAAGGTACCGTAGGTTGTGGTGGCACCAGTGTCTGCACCTGGCTTGGCCGCAGCATAGATGGTACGGATAACTTCACGGTTAATTTCGAACAGAATTTCCTGACTCAGGATGTTGCTCAGTTCGCCTTCGGCATCCAGACCATGCACTGCCTTCAGGTCTTGTGCCAGTTCGACGGTGTACTCGGCCTTCAGAGCACGTGTCTTGGCAGTAACTGTGGTCTTCTCAATCGAGAATGCCATCTGGTTGAACGCATAGGTGTCGCCGAGTTGTTCGGCATCGCCAGTGGCAAAACCCACACCAGTGGTGTATGGACTGCCAACTGGGTTGGCGCCAGCGTGAGCTGTGAGGCTGGAACCAGCGAAGTCGGTGTCGGCTTCGTTGAACAGTGCCTCAGTGTTGCCCTGGCTGGTGTAGTTGCTCTTCATGGCGAAGATCAGGCCGGTAGGGCCTGTCATGGGCTGCACGCCGCAGACATCATACGCCATGAGATTAGGCATGGCACGACGCACCAGGCTGATCAGAATTGGATCGTAACCAGCCATGTTGGTGTTTGGCGAACCGTTGACTTGGCCGCTGAAGCCGCCGCCGATGGCGTTGGCTGGAGTGGTTTCCCACAGAGCCTGACGCTCTTCAGTCAAAGCCTTTTCTTGGTTTTCCAGCAGAGTTGCTGTTACTGCGCGTTTGTATGAATCTTTGATCTCTGGAAGATCTGGGTGGTTGATGATACCAGCCCATTTTTGTTGTGCTTGTTCGGATAGAAACATTTGTTGCTCCTTGGGTTGAATTAATTTTTACTTTTTAACTGCACGGCTGATGGTCTGCATATAACGCTCCATGATGGGCGATGTGTCTGCAGGCTTGTCGCCATTTTGCACTGATTCCTCAAGCATACGCTCTGGACTGGCCGGAGCATTGGCTGGGAAATAATTTTCTTTGACTACTTTAACTTTTTCTTCGAAAAGTTTTGCATTGTCAAATTCCACGCCTTCCAGCAGCTTGGCCAATTTTTCGGCATCAGTTGCTGTTAGGTTGCGACTGGCCTCGGCTACGAGTTGTTCGCGCTTGATGTTATCAAGTTCAGCCTTCAACGCAATATTTGCTTCGATGGCTTCATCGAGCGCAGATACTGCCTCATCAACTTTTCCTGACATATCAGCCAAGACATCGACGCGATCGTCCGGCACTTCAAAGTAGTGTTCTTGGAATAGGTTCTTTAGACCAAGCATAAAGTCTTCGGCAATTTCTGCACGCAGACCTGTGTCCACAGCAACCTCATTTTCCTGCATCCATTGTTCAACAACATAATTTAGATATGAATCAACCTTTTCAACAAGACCTTCTTTGATAGTTTCAATCTCCGCAGCAGCTTGTTCGGCAAGCTCTTCGGTAATTTTTTCAATTTCATTGTTGACACGGGCAATTACAGCGGCTTCAAAAATTGCGCCAGCCTGTGTTTTAAATTCTTCGCTAAGTGTTTCATCGCCGGCAAATACGCTGGCAATATCCTTGCGGAGGTCTTCCATTGCCATGTCGATGCGACGTGGCTCAACGACTTCCTCGATGTCTTCTTCGGTAATGACTTCACCGTCCAGTTGATCTTCCTCTTTGAAAGGAATTTCACCTTCACCGCTGGCACCAGGTTGTTCGAATGTGCCGGGTGTTACGCCTTTGCCGGTGGCTACTTTAACAGTGGCTTTGCGGCTATTGCCCTGCATGTGCTGTGGCTCACTGCTGCCTTTGCGCAGACTAGTGTCCGGAGTGTTGCTGTTCATGCTCTGAGCATCTGTGCTTTGCACATCGGCCTTTTTACTGCTGCCCTGCATGGGTTGTGTTGCATCGCCGGCGCCTTTCTTCAGACTGGTGTCCTGAGGATTGACTGCTGCACCAGTGTGAGGATCGATTTCGTTCCAGCTAGCTTTTTGGCTATCACCCTGCATGTGAGAGTTCATGGCGTCGCCGTCGTTGGTTTTACCAGCGTCGGCTTCGTTCAAGGCCTGAGCCTTGGCTTTTTTAGCTTCTAGAAGCTCGCGAATTTTGCGTTCTACTGACATTATGCCTCCTAAGAATAGGTTTTCGAATTATTTATAAAAATCTTTAGTTTGATATCTTACGAAGAAAATCTTGGAAAACTTTGATCTGTTGCTCCTGCAGATTGCCTGAGCGTGTACGTTTGATGGAGTCACGAGCCTCTTCGTAGTCCCGTGCCATCCAACGACCTTCAACCATCATCCATTCCTTGCCCTCCATGATGCCTCTAACAAATGCATCGGGTGCGCTTGGATCAGCAACAATATCAGCCGCAGTTGCCAGATAAAAGTCATCCTGAACTTCGCTTACTCCGTCCTTTGTTTCTTTCAATGAACCCATTCCACGAGAGCTAACACCAAGCTGCGCACCTTCGTCAATTAAATTCTTGACAATGCGACCCATGGGTGTTTCGGTCATTACCTTGGCGCGACCGATGTAGTTATTGCCATCTTCTTTGAGACTATTGATCATGATGGCTACACGATCTAAATTGATGCCAGGTCCATCAGGATGACCAAGTTCACCAAATGCACGTTTAGTTTCCACAAACTCTTTAATGTAGCGCTGTACTTCTCGCTCCATGATGTCTTTGCGATAACGGCGATTGTTTTTGTTGGCTATTTCAGTTTGTAGGAACGGACCTTCAATATAATAAGCCTTGCCGCCTTCTTCCTTTTTTTCAGTAAGGTAGCGAACTTCCTGTACTTGTTCTGTGATGAGTTTCATCGATTATACTCCGACGTTGGTGTTGGGACCTTCGTAGCCACCAATTTTGCGCAGATCCAACACCAACATGCCCTGAGCTTCAAAGGTAACGTGAATGCTGCTGGTGCTGCTTATGGCCAATGCCGGTAGTTGTTGTCCCCCAGGATATTCGGTGAAGCCATGCAGATCCAACACCACTGGGCCGCTGCTGCTGCCGCGCCGCACAGTAATGCTGCTGTCGGCGCTGGCCGGCGAATTGGAATAAGCATTGGAAATGCTGACCGATAATTGACTGGTGGTGGAAAATGCAATTTCTTCGTCACGACGCAGACTTAGCAGAGTGACGGTGGCGCTGTCGCCCGGTGTGGTGGCATGAAAGTGCACCACTGCACGCTGACGATCATTTTTAATAATTGTGGTTGTTACGGCCATTTGTTAGTTCTCCGTGTGGTCGGAATCTTCTGATCCAAAATTCATGGCTATTTGTTGTTTATGTTGATCTAAAGCTGCGTTAATTTTTGCGCTCATAAGATCATTGAAATTCTGCTGTGCCTCTGCTGGACGATCGTCGCCGATGTTTTGCAGCATGGTGTTGATTAGTTGGTCATATGTCATGTCAGGATCCTCGTAATACTCTTACATTATTTATGGTGTCTTCTACAACCGGATTATTGGGGTCGTAGGGTGCCGGTGTTTGTCCGTTGGGTTGAGTCAGAGGTTGATCCTGCCCAGGCTGCCCTTGTTGTGCGGTCAGCATTTGTTGCAACTTGGGATCGTTGTCAATCTCTTGCTGCATTTTTTCCACATCTTCTTCGTCAAAGTGCAGGATGTTGTTGTACACATATTCGCGACTAAAATACGTACCAACATGTGGTTGAATTGCGTTCAGCAGGTCAACACGATTACGAATTATTTCAGCTTGTTTGGCTTCGGCAAAATACACATCTTGCGTAAATTCGTAATAGATGTCTTCTTTGATTTTGTTCCAGTCTTCTTCGCTCATGATGTTTTTGAGCAATAACTGAGTCTTCAGCAGATCGTCAAACAGTTCAGTGAACTTTTTACGAACACGGCTAATAAATTTGCTGAACTTAATTTCATCACGAGTAATTTCGCTTTGCCGACCAAAGTTCAGACTATTTTCTGCTCGCATGCGACTTGCTGGAACATTCATGGCCTGATACAATTTGTTTTGAAAATATTCTACGTCTTCGATGTTGCCGAGATTTTGACCACCAGGCAATGTGGTGATTTCTGTGCCCTTGCCGCCTTCGCGCCGTGGCATCCAGAAATCTTCCAGCATGTTCAGTGTGCGTTTTTCATCTCGCATTTCGCCAGTGGTGGCATCATAGGTCGTTTTGTTGCGATAACGATCCATGATGTTTTTAACATACTGTTCGGCTTTGCCGGTGGGCAAATTGCCTACATCGATGTAGAAAATTCTGCGTTCTGGTGCTCGGCTCATGCGGTAAATCACCAGTGCATCTTCGGTCATGCGCAGCTGGTTCACAATCTTGATGGCTTTGTGTAGATGACTCAACACCATGTTGCGATCCAAGTCCAAAAGACCGCTGGTGCAATAGGCTATGCTGTCGGGCGCAATTTTGATGCCCTGAGCTGCGGTGGCTGTGCTAGGCACCGTGGCCATCAGTCCCTTTTCATTGTACACAAAAAATTCTTCGATGCTCTCAATGAACTCTACGCCGGTTTTTTGATCTTTTTTCTTGTTTACCTTGCGAACTTTTTTGATCTTACGTGGATCAATGTAGCGAAGTTCCTGTATGCCTTTTTTGGGTTGACCAACATCCACTATCTTATGATAATAGGTGCGTCCGTCGATGTACCAGCGTTTAAAAATATCGTGACTCTTGCTGTTGAAGTCCATGAGCTTCAAAACATTATTAAACTCTTCTTCGATTTGTTTTTTAATGTTTTTGCTGAGTTCGACTTTTTCCAGATCCAGTTTAACAATCACTTCATCGTCGGCAGCGGCTACGGCTTCGTTAACAATGTCTTCAATGGCGCTGTCGCAGTCTGGATAACTGGCCACATCACGATAACGACTGATTAGATCGTTTTCACTTTTAGCTACAGTATCAATATCCAAGTAGGTGCCGAAGAAACCACTAGCATTAATGCTAGTGGCTCCGTCGTCGTTAAGCGGAGGAATGAAGCTCTGTTGTTTTTCTTCAGGCTTCTTCTTCGTCAGGGTATAGCCAAATAATGTAAGATCTGCCATGGTTTAATTAGCCAAAATTGAAGTATTGTGGTGCATAGGAAGTTTCGTAGTGCTGATACTGGAATGTTACAGTAAATGTTTCAATGGTATCGTTGTCGCCAAAACTCAGCGCGATGTCACTGATGTCGATAGGAAAAGCGTTGACGATTTTGTATTCCTTGAGCGGCAAACTATTGCGATCTAACTGTGTAACGGTTAAATCGGTTTGATAGTCTAGGGGCTTTAATTGACCCCCGTTGTTTACTGGATCATTTATCTGCGCCATCCATTGTTCCATGTTGTTGCGAACACTGAAACTTGCATCATTGAGCACAGTAATTGTCCAGGGTTGGAATATTCGCTCACCACCAAATTTTACTTCTCGCCCACGATATGGTACAATGGTGGGGTTCACCACGCTGCCCGGCAAGGCAGCGGCAGTAACTAAAAAATCACTCTGCAAACCAGCGGTTGTGAACGCTGCATTTGGCACCACAGAATCCGGATAATTCAATCGCACAACAAACTGGTTGGCGCGAACGCCCCCACCAGTTAAGGCACTTTTGAAATTATCTATATTGAAAAACGATTGCTCGGCCATTTATCTCTCCTGTTTAAATTGTTCGACTCTTAATTATGCTCCAATTTCCTCGAAGCTAATACCTGAACGAGTTGCTATGAAATTCAAGCTAATGAAGTTGATCGAACGTGCCGGCTTGATATAGATATCAGCCACAAATTCGTTGCGGTCAATTACCTCTGCAGTGTTGTTGGTGTCATCGCAAACCACACGGAAATCAATGATGCCACGACGACCCTGCACATCACGCAGGAATGGTTCTACCAATGCGCGGAATTGACTGCGAGTAAATCCATCGTTGAATTCAAACAGCTGGAACTTGGCCGCAGTTGCAATGGTTTTTTCAAGAATAATGAACAATCGACGAACATTGATGCGATCGAATGCACTGGGTTTGGCGCTCAGAGTTTTATCACCAAACAACAAAGTACCCAAACCAGGTTGTGTGATTACTGGATTGATTTG